ACGGAGGCTGTTACTATTGGTGTTGGAGGTTCTGGGGGAGCGTCGCAGACTACTTTAAACACAAACGGACAAGCAGGCGGCTCGGGTGGAGCCAGCTCGTTTAACGACTTGATTTCTGCAGCGGGCGGGCTTGGTGGCGGGATTTCAACCACTGGAAGCGGTCCAGGTGGAGCCGTTACAGCTCAACGAGCTATGTTCCCAGGCGGAGCCGGGGGCACGGGGTCAACTACAGCATCTGGCGGCGCAGGCTCCACTTCTTACGCAGGAGCAGCTGGCGGCGGTGGTGGTGGGGCAATGCCGGCGACGCCAGTGAACAGCAACGGCGGAGGCGGAGCGGTGGCGCTCGGCTCATTTTCAAGTTCGGGACAAGCTGGGGGCGGTAGCGCCGGGGGAGCGGGCAGCACCGGAGCCAGCACAAGCCCCACAAATCCGATGCCCGGTGGAGGTGCCGGCGGCGGCGGTGCAATCACTTCCGGCAACGGTGGTGCCGGCGGCGTTGGTGGTCTGTACGGCGGAGGCGGAGGCGGAGGCGGAGGCTGCAACGAAAACGGAAACTCAGGTCCCGGCGGAAATGGCGGAGACGGGGCTGTTGTGGTGGTAACCTATTTTTAGGCAATGAGATACGCAATCGTCGACAACGCAACAAAAGTTGTCATCAACATGGCAAAATGGGATGGCATCACGCCGTGGACTCCTCCATCCGGGACGACGGTAATCGACGTGGAGTTGATCCCGTGCAACATTGGCTGGATCCAGCAACCCGACGGCAGCTTTGCCCCACCTGACGACCAATGAAAGAACTCTTTGAAATCGCACACGGCCAACCGTTTACGGTGGTGATGCTGCTTGTCGCAATCTGGTGGATGAATCGCACCAACACGGATCTCATCGGCAGGCTGCACGCCGAGCGAGCGGAGCGGTTGGATCGCTTGGAGACTGCAATCTCTGAATGTGAGCGTGATCGGAAAGAACTCTGGCAGAAAATTTTGCAACACACAGAAGGCAAATGAACTACGTATTCGAACGACTTAAAGAACCGTCAACATGGCGCGGGCTGCTGGCGCTTGCGACTGCGCTTGGGGTAAAACTCCACCCTGAAATGCAAGAGGCCATTTTGACCGCGGGCCTTGCGCTCATCGGCGCCGTGAACGTCTTTCGGAAGGAAAAATGATCCTCAGCTTTCTCCGGATCCTTGAACACTGGCTCTCCATCAAATCGATTCGGGCACGCTGGGAACTGGAGCGCGACATTGAGTCGTACATTCAACGCTGCGAGGATGAGATTTGCAAAGCTCGCGCGGATGGCGATGACGTTCGGGCTGATCGCGTGCGCCACAAGTTGCTGCGGTCCTCGGGTATCGTCCTCCCTCGGCAACCAGATTTTGCGGCTTCACCCAGGGCAGACGCACCGAGCGGAGACCATTGAGGTATGGCACTCGGCGGCACGATACGCGACCCTCGAACAAGAGCTTATAAACGCAGCGGCGGCGCTTAAACAGCGGGAGAACCGATGATCAACCTGAAGGACGCTGGAATCGACCTTGGCCTAGCAATTGCGGGCCTTTTTGGCGCGATCTTGATGTCTTCGAAGGAAGCCGGGCAAAACCCCGGGAAAACCATTGCGTCGCTCGTAGGAGGCGCAGCATCCGCTAACTACGTTACCCCACTCATCCTTAAAGTGGCACATCTGGACGGGGAACCGCAATACAGTTACGCAGCAGCTTTTCTCCTCGGATTCTGCGGCCTCCGGGCCGTCGAAAATATGGCGGAACGAATCCTTTCAACCCATGGCTCAACTAAGCCCGCTTATCGCCCTAAACGCGCTCGCAAATAGCGTTCTCGCCGTGTCTGCCGTGCATTTGTGGCTTAAGGTTTTTGGGCACAGTGATAGCCAGATTTATCGGCACCCCTACGCGGCTCCGTTGTGCAAGCTCGCAACTACGGTTACCATTTGTGGGGCTGTCGCAAACATTTTCGCGCACCAAGAACCTCCGGTGACTGAGTTTACGTTAAACATTGGGGTAGCAATGAACTACGTGTGGCTGTCTTGGTTTCTCGGCGAAACTTTTCGAGGGCCAAAAAAAGCGATGGCAAAGACGACATCAAAACCGGCTGCAAAAGCTGCAGTTTCACGAAAAATCAAAAAATGACGCTTTCCGAAAAAGGATTGGAGCTGGTCTTGAAACACGAAGTCGGCGGCGGCCAAAAATACTACGACAAATTCCTGGCGCGCCCCACGGTGCCTGGCTTTGAAAGCGGCGTGACGATTGGCGTAGGGTTTGACGTAGGCTACGTCAATGCCGCGGAGTTTTCCGGCGCTTGGGGGCACCTAGTGCACGCGGAGCGATTGCGGGCTGCGATCGGGCTCAAAGGCGCGCAGGCGCGAGCAATCTGCGCACAACTCGCAGACATCGTTGTGCCGTGGTCGGCGGCGCTGCAGGTATTTCTCGACCACACTTGCCCGACTCACTGGGTACGCACGCTGCGCGTCTACCCGCAGACCATTAACCTTTCGGAGGACTGCGCTGCGGCGTTGTTTTCGTTGGTCTTTAATCGCGGCACATCGTTGACCGGAGAGCGCCGCGCGGAAATGCGCGCGATCAAAGACGCGCTTGCCACGGGGCACCGGGATGCAATCCCCGGGCTCATCCGTGGAATGAAGCGGCTCTGGCCCGAGACAAGTGGACTAGTGCGGCGGCGGGAGGATGAGGCGCGGCTTTTTGAGCAGGGCTTGAAAAACGGTTGACTTTTCGGCCGCGAGCCAGATTTTGCACCTGGTTGTTGTCATAGCGCGCCCGGGGGGGGGTAAGCCCCCTCCGGGCGTAGTGACAAACCGCGAAATCATGAGATTCCACTGCCCGGGCTTACCGCACACCGTCACTTCCCCCGAGTACAACGCCTGCGCGTTTACGCAAAAAGTTTTAAAACTGTGCAAAGGGCTCCACCACGCGGGGCACCACGTCACGCACTATGGGCATGAGGAGTCGCAGGTTGAGTGCAGTGAGCACGTGACGGTTTCGACTAATGCGGACCTGCTAGAGGCCTACGGCTCGTACAACTGGCGGAAAGAATTTTTTCGGCACAACACGAACGACGCGGCGTACAAAAATTTCATGGCGCGCGCGGTGCCAGCGATTGCGCAGCGTAAACGCCCCGGGGACTTTTTACTGGCGCCGTTTGGGTGGGGGCATGCGCCGCTTTGCGAGGCCAACCAGGACATCCACGTGGTGGAGTCCGGCATCGGTTACCCGTGGGTGCTGCCGCGGGAAAAAGCGCGGTGGAAAGTGTACGAGTCCTACGCGGTGCGCAACGCCGTGCACGGGCGCGAGCGCGTTGAGCGCGCAAATAACGACGATTACGAGGTGGTAATTCCCAACTATTTCGAGCCGGAGGATTTCGGCCCGCTTTCCGTTGGGCAGGGGTACGTGCTCTACCTGGGCAGGATTACGCGCGCAAAGGGCGTGCACATCGTCGCCGAGGCATGCGCGCGGGCGGGGCGCAAACTGATCATTGCCGGCCAGGGCGACCTTGCAAAAGAGTACTCTGGCCCGACCGATCACATAACGCTGCACGGTTACGCAGACATGCAGCAGCGGCGCGATCTCATGCGGCGTGCGGACTGCCTCATGATCCCGAGTCAATACATCGAGCCTTTTGGCGGCGTGGCCGTGGAGGCCATGATGAGCGGCACGCCGGTTATCACGAGCGACACTGGGGCGTTTACCGAATGGGTGGTGCAAGGCCGCAACGGCTACCGCTGCCGCACGATGGGACAGTACGAGTGGGCTCTGGGCAATGTGGGCTTGCTCGACCGCTACGCGATTCGGAATTTTGCCCGGGACAATTTTTCGCTAAACGTTGTGGTGCCGCAGTTCCTTGAGTTTTTCCGCATGATCGAAGACGTGCGCACCGGCGCGGGCTGGTATTCGGAGCACCGGGAATCTTCGATCCAAATTGGGGCGCTGGATTTTTCGGCGTTGTATGTCGATTGACGGCTCATATCGCTGGGATCCCGGCACGCTCGACAGCCCTGCCGAGGAGCTGGCTGAAGCGCTGGGGCTCACCGTTACGCAGGCCGAGCGGGTGCTGTCTTGGCACGCCAGACAAGAGCGCGCGGCGGCGTATTCCGCCGGGTCCGCCGAAATGCTGGCAGTGATCCGGCTCTTTTGGAGATACGGGCAGAATAGTCGCATGCTCGCCCTTGCGTTGGCATTCGCCGCCGGACTTGATCGCCAGTTGCCGTTCCGGTCGATGCGTGAGGCGGCGGCATCGAGCGGTTACACGGTGGCGCAGTTGTCCAAATTAGTGCGCAC